TTGATTCTAATATACCATTAACAAATGCTTTTGGGCAAGAAGGATCGGATACACAATCAACTGCAACCAATCTCATTTCAGAAACTCTGCTAACACCAGGTCTGGTTTTTTCTTCAGATAATTCACCTAATGCCCTTGAGCTCATACCGACTTTTACACCGTCATTAATTAAGCTCTTAACAATTTGACCACATGGAGTAGAAAGTACTTTTGACTTACCATAGAACATATTACCTTCTGACCATAAGTCAGTTACCATATGGCAAGCACGTTCTAGGTCAACTTCAGCAGATGTTGGGTGGTTTAATTCACCCATACTTCTGTTTTCATTAACCATTTCTCTCATATAACGATCAACTTCACGTTGTAGTTCGTCTCTGGGATAGAATCGTTTGTTACGGTTAACGTCTTCAGCCATCATGTAAGGGCCTTTGATATAAAGCGTTTGACCTGAGCCAGTGCTTTTCTCTTCGACGATGTACTCAAAAGCCTCTTTAGGCGCCGGATTTTCAACTAATAATCTGAAAGACATCTTATTTATTATTTATACTATAATTTAATTTTTTCAGCAATTAAGCTCTTTTTCTGTAAGTATTTTGAACTCAATACCTTTTTTCTTAGCCCATTTTTCTGCTGCTTCCCACTTAGCTTGATTAACAACCCACGTTTTTTGCTCGTAAAGCATTGTACTTTTACGCTTATATTTTTTAGGTTGAGGAGCTTTGACTTGTGATGAAGGTTTGATTTCAATTAGGTAAGTTTTGGTACCTGTTGACTCTTTTATAGATATAAGACCATCAACAAAATAACGGTGAATCCTACCATCTAACGGGCTTTGATAAGGGATAATTACACCTTCACTGTTCCATGCAACAATGTTTGGATTACAGTCACACCAACGAAAAAATTTTAATTCCCACCCTGATCTGTAAACTGGTAAGGACTTTCCTTTATATTTTTCCCTCAGTTTTGGTCTAAAAACTCCTTGTTTAAAAGGCATATTTTTATTTAAAACTATCCAATTAAGAACAAGGTCGGTTCAGCATCACCCATACCAGGAGACGCTCCAGTATAGAGTTGCTCTTCTAATTTTTCTTTTTCGGTTCGGCCTTCCTCTAAAAGATCATAATTGAGAACACCGCCTCCAAACAGCTGAACATTACCGTATTTACCTCTTACCCTACCTACTACAATTTTGGATAACGCAAGAGCGTATTGGTAAACCCATTCTTCTTTTATGACCCATGCAATGGGTTTTTCTACATAACATTCTAAAGTACCCCAAAACTGTTCATCTTTTGGTTCTGGGTACATTTGCATCATTTGGGTACGGTCATTAAAGTTTATAGCTTTTCTCAATGCTAACATTTTCTCTCTCGTATCAAGCCAATTCTTAAGAGTGTACCAACTAATAAGATCAAATCCATAATTACCCATAGAGTAACTGAAGTATGTTTGTTGAGCTAAAGTTTGTTCAATTGTGAATAAAGTGTTAACCCCATCAGAGGAACCTACTTCAAATCCGCGAACTGAAACAACTTTTCTATAATCATCCAAAAGATAATCATAAGCTTGATTTAACTCTAATTGATTAGGTTTTAAATTATCACCAACTTGATAAATGTAGGGGTTGGCAGCTTCGCCAATTACCATTTTGCTCAAACTATAAAGAGGAGCAAATTGTTTACCACATTTTTCTTCGTATCTGAAATTAAAATTAGGATTTAATTTTTGAGCTTCTGTTGTGGCAATTTTTGTTTTGTAATCGGAAAAATCTGAATCTCTTCTTGCAGAAAATAATACATCCATTCTTATACCCTTACCTCTTTCATACAAGTCAGAGTTAAAAATAATATATTCTCTAGTAAAACCAGCAAACTTTGTAAACATTTCAACAGCTATACTAATATTTTCATAAAGCTGATCTTGATGAATTTCTACGTTAATTAATGGAGCTCCTAAAGATCTTGAAATACGTTCTCCTAACCTACTATAACCACAAATAACATTGTTGAGGTTAGTAGAGTAAAAAGAACTCAAGGGCATTGCTTGACTGCAGTCGATTACGGTTGCCATAGAAATATTTAAGCAAACGACTCTATTGTTACCGACACGGTGTGAGTTACTCTGTTACTATTTGGTACATAAGCAGTAACAGGTAATTTTTTTATAAGTTTATTTTTACCATCTACTTCAATAGCCATATTTTTATTAAATCTATTTTGGTATTCTAAACCTGACCCGGATCTTCCAAAAAAAGCTGGCATAGGGTGAATTAATGTATTATCTTTTACTGATTGTCTTTTCCAGATATAAGAACCAGATTCACTATTAGAAGGATTAGTTCCAATAGTGCCGGTACCCATTATTTTAGTTTTATTTTCACCATCCCAATTTATAATAAATTTAAAATTGGTAATTTGTTCTTTGCTTTCTGATTTATCCAATCTACCGTGATAATAAGTAATAATAGATTTAGAATAATTGTAAGACCTATCAAATAGTAAACTCCATGTACCTGACTCAATATTAGAATTGTTAGAAGATCTTCTTACAACTTTATTAGTAATTACATTTTCACTATTTGAAGCTAAAGGGTTGTTGTTGTAAAAATAACCTAAACCTAAATTTCCTGCGTTATTAGGACCAATAGATAAAGCAATAGTACCTTGAAACATATCAACAACTGATTCCACTCTAGTTTTAGATGCAATAGATATAACATTACCATAATTATCAAAGGTTACACTTTCAATTTCACTTTTTATTTTCTTTGAAAGTGATACAGAGGAATTAGTATTGTTAAAATTTATATATGTATTGTTTAAAGGTACGGGAAAAATAGAATTAGAATAATTTTTTAAATAACCTACTAATGATTCAGTATTAAGATTATAATTAAAATCTTCTGGAGCAGTACCAATTAAAAGATCATTATAAGAAATTTGATCTTTAGATGCAGATAAAAGTTGTGTAATACTCTGTTTAGGCATTAGAAGTAGTTAGTTAAAATTAAACTTACATTTACATTATTATTAAGGTATGTATTATCCCGGGTTTTTATAACGGTACCTAAAGGTAAACCTAAAATCTTTTTATTTTGACCGTCAATAATAATTTTTGGATTTTCAACAACTTTTACAGTTGCTTGATTCATAACACCTATAATAGTTTTTACTCCCTGTACTATAGAGTCATTAAAAACGACTGAATAATTGTAATTTTCATTACCAGCAACTATACCACTTCCAATTACCTTACCCGTGCTCCAATAAATGTATAATGTATAATTAGATTTATATAATCTTGGTAAACTATTGTCATTAGTTTGACTCATTTCAATTTTAGTAGTTACAACATTGTCATAACTTTTGTTAAACAAATATGTCCAATCATAATCGTTCTGTCTACCATCGCTGTAATTTATTTTTTGAGCATTACTTGCTGCTCCACTTCCTACTTTAGGATTCCAAAAACTATATTGATTAAAATACCCAGCGTTTGAACTACCCACACCAACTGCATTATCTACTATTGAAGCCGGTTGAGGGGAGTTAAAATTTTCTGTAATTCTAGTTTTATACCAAGTAGCAGCCGATCCAGAAGCCATTAAAATTTCTTCAGAAGCATTTGGTTCTGTATCACTAGTATAATCGTACACTCTACCATATTGGTCAAATTTAAATGCGGCAACATCAGCTAAGTTAACTGTTTGGCCAGCTACTTTTGATGATATTGATTTTATTTCCCCGTTAATATATGCATCCGGTGTTATAAATTGTGAGTTAAATGGAATAGGAAATAAATTAGTATATTCTTTTAAATACTTACCAAACTCATTAAATGTTACATTCTTGTTAATATTTTCAACGACAGTTTCGTCAACATCAACAAACGTAAGTGCATCGTTTGGCTCGATTTGATCAGCTTTCGCATAATCTAATTGTGATATTTTTTTATTAGCCATTTATATTATTTAATTAACGGTTTCTGATATAACAGCAAACTCTTGAATAAGAAAATCATTATCATCTTGGCTATCTTCTAAAACAAAATGAGATTGTATAATAGATGGCCATGTTTCTAACATTATACCATTATTATCAGATGCAAGATATATTGTCTGTCTTGGAGGTTGTTCAACATTAGATTGAAATAATTTTAATAATAAACTTTGTAATTTATATACTTCACCTAAAACTCTATTTACAACAGCTCTAGAAAATATTTCATTAGTACCAATATAGTTATTCATACTAGTTTGATATCCTGTAATGTTTAAATCATCTTCGGAAAAATATGTAACACCGGTAAATTCAAAACTTTCATCTCTTAATAATTTAGAATTAATTTTTCTATATATAAAGTTTCTTAGTTGTAATGTATTTTTTAAAATTTTATTAATAGATTTGTTATAAGCAAAACTTGAAGCAAATTCTTCTTTCTTAAGATGTAATTCATCTTTACTAAAAATTTGAAAATTATAATCAGATAACAAATTAAAATAAAATTCATCTTCTTCAAATACAAATATTACACCTCTTCCATTATTATTACTGTAAGCATAAATTACATCTTTATTATCAATAGTTTCTATAAGGTTAAAAAATTTATAACTAATATTAGAGCCGTTAATATTATAATTTGCTAGATTAAATTTACCTATGATAACTTCTGTATCAGTAAAATATTTGTATATATTTTTTCTAGTTAATGCATAAAAGTTATTATTAATTGGAGAAATTATTAAATCTAAAAATTCATCAGTATCATTAACTGATATATCTTTCTGTCTTAATAAATTTAAATCAAAATCAAATACTAATAATGTACCATTAGCAGTTAGCCAATAAAAATTATCATTATAAATCTTAATTGCAACAGGAGGGTAAATTTTATAAGTAGCTGCTTTTCTCAAATTTTTAACAAACCCTAAATCTTTATCATAAACTTTAATACATTCATTACCCTGATCTAAAACATAAAGATTGTTTTTGTAAAAATCTAAAATTTTCGGTTTATCGAATGAATAATTGCTTCTTACTTCCCCTTCACCACCTATAATTTCAGTTTCGTAATATTTGTTATTTCTATGATCATCATGAGTAGTAAATCCTGATATGTTTAGTCTAACAACATTATTTCTACTTTCATCTGATATGTATAAGCTGTCTTGATAAACTGCTGATCCATTAATCTTTAAGAAGTTAAGTTTATTATTTTCACCATACGTATCAGTATAACCAGCAAATACAAATTCATTAGTAGTTGTGTTGGAACTCAATGATTGTATTCTAGTATCTGAACATAAAAATATATTTTTAAATCCCGGTAAGTTAGCTCTACTTAAACTTAAATTATTTGCCTGGTCAAAGTTAGAAGGGTTATTTTTAACTAAACTCGGAGATGTACTATTGTTAGTGAAAACTATCGGATTGTCTCCTTGTATTACAGTGCAAACAATATTATCGCCAAATAAATGAGTGTAAGTATCTGTAGATCTATTACCGAAAAAAGTACCTCCATTTTCTCTAGTCGAAAAAGTTAATTCAAATTTAGACTCATTGTAAGAAGCTATTAAATTTTGTTCTGTTAAAATTTCAACAACTCTTTTAGACGATAAATCATCACCATTATATTCACCAGATAAATCTATAATATAATTTACCCCAACAGGTAAAAAGTCTACTTCAGGGTTATAAACATTATTATATGTAAAAATTATATTGATAGTAGTACTGTCATAATTAGTCAAATAAAAATAAGGTATTAAATTTGCTATAACATTACCATCACTATCAAATTTTAATCCTGATCTGAAAAAATTACCTTTTAAGTAAACAAACATTACTTTACCTAAATTATTATTTTCACTACTACCTAACCAACCTTTATAATTTTTTGGTAAGTCGGGATTTGCAAATTTAGAAACAGAGTAAAGATACATTAAGTTAGATTGTAAAAAATCTAAACTTTTATTAAAATTAAATCCGTTAGCTAATTCATTTACCCCAAGTTCGACATCTTTTAATTGATAAGGTAAATCAATAATAGAACTTAAACTTCTATTAAACGAATAATTATAATTTTCAAATTCTGTTGAAATATTAATCATCTTTTTCCCAAACTATTTTGTTAAGTTTTGTGTTAGCAGGTAAAACTTTGTAAATGCTTGAAACTATTTCTTCACTTATATCATCTTGTAAAGGTTTATCTGTTATACCTGTATCTTGAATAGATATATTTACCAAGTTACTCTTTCTACCAGGTAATTTATTCTTGAAAAATCTGTCAATTGTTTCAACATAATTCCTTTTACCTGTTGGTATTTCAAAATGTAAGTCCTGTATTTTATATTTACTTCTAACTATGTTAGCTATATCGTATAGATATAGTGGTGTATTGTACATATAAAAATCTTTTAACTTAAAGTTACCGTAGTTGTAATAATTTACATCGTTAAGATTATCATTAAGTTTATTATTACCGTAACTTGCTTCTGTACCAATATAAATTGAATTATCAAAGATAGTACCAAAACTGTATTTACCGGATTCAAAAGCATACTTATCTACTGATTTACCATCAATATAAAATTGAAACAAACCATTAGTTGTATCAAATGTTACTGTAAAATTATGATAACCTGGTGAAAGATTTGATAATGGGTAAGTTAAAGTAGCAGTTTCAAAAGTCTGAACATCGTAAATGTTAGGTAATTTTATTTTACAAGTTATATTTTCACCGTTATCAAAATTATTTCTTAGATAATCATAGTTGTTAATATTATAATTTTTTAAGAATCCGGTCTCAATATTAGATGTTATGCCTGTTAATGTATTTGAACTAATATCTAAACTATCATCTACTCTAGAATAAACTAATTTACCGTCGGTATTATTAGAGCTAAGACTTATAATATATAAAAGATTGTTAATTTTTTCTTTACCGTAAAATTCATCAATTATATCAATACCTTTACCAACACTATTTTCGAATCCAGTTACTGAAGATAACATTACAAT